AGGTCCCCCCTCCTGGGGAATGGCTAGTCTGCCTCGCGCTGGCCGGGCGAGGTTTTGGGAAGAGCCGTGCGGGTTCGGAATGGATGGTCGAACGAGTCCTCAAGCATCCGTTTGACCGCCAGGGTGTCCCGACAGAATGGCTCGTAGTAGCAGACACTCTTTCGGACTCGCGGACGATCAACGCGGAAGGTCCCAGCGGCCTGCTCAACGTCCTCAACCGACGCGGCGTCAAGCATCGGTATAAGCAGAACCCGCGCCCAATGATCCTGTTTCCCCAGGGGTCCAAGATCTACCTCGAAGGGGCTGACACTCCAGACACAGGACGCGGGTACAACGCAGCCGGGATCCTCTGCGACGAGATGGCCAAATGGCTGAAGCCCTACGAGACCTGGTATCACGGCCTGCTGCCAGCACTCCGGGCCGATCTCGTTGACGACCACCCACGTGCGTTCGTCACGACTACGCCAAAACCGATAGCGCTCCTTGAAGACTGGGTTTCGCGTACCGACGGAACGGTCCATGTCATCTCCGGGTCCACATTCGACAATGCCAGCAACCTGTCCCGGCACGCCCTGGCCGAGATGAAGCGCCAGTATGACGGTACCGCCCTCGGTGAACAGGAGCTATACGGGAAGCTGCTGGAGCTGGGCGGCGGCGGCCTGTTCAAGCGCAAGGATCTCAACGACCACCGGGTTCCCGGGGTCAAGCCTGAGGACATTGTGTCCACAGTGGTGGGTTGTGACCCCAACCTGACCGGCGAGGACGCCAACTTCGGCATCGTGGTGGCCTGTCGCTGTCGCGACGGGCACATGTACGTCCTGGCGGACCGGTCCACTCAGGACTCGGGTCGCTCGGCGGCCCTGAACGCCTGGCGCGCGGTCTCCGAGTTCAGAGCGGACCTGCTCGTCTACGAGGAGAACCTGGGCAAGCGATACCTGGAGGAGGTCCTCCGGGACGCCTACAAGGAGTGCGTGGACCAGGGGTTGTTCCCCCCCCATACCTCTCCCCCGATGCAGGCGGTGCACGCCAAGCACGGGAAGAAAACGCGGGCCGAGCCGGTGGCGATGCGGTCCGAGCAGGGTCGGCTGCACATGGTCAACGTGTGGCCGGAACTAGAGAAGGAGATGGTGAACTTCGACCCGGAGTCCACCCGTGAATCCCCGGACCGCATGGACGCCCTGGTGCACGCCTGTATCAAGTTGATGGCCGGGGAACGTCGCCAGATGCGCATGGGCAACCCCGGTACCTACGATTTTCAGCTGGACCAGAGCATGTATGACCTGAGCCAACTCATCTGAGTGGTGCTAGCCCTTGCCAGGGGCACACCCGTACGCTATGGACATGCTGATCATCGGCCTCATCTTGGGTGCCCTCACGGTCGCACGGCTCACTCGACTTGTGGTGGCCGACCGGCTCGCCGTGGACCTGCGCCGGTGGGTGGTGAACAGGTGGGGGCCGGACTCCCTTCCCTCATACCTGGTGCATTGTCCATGGTGCATGAGCCTGTGGTTCGCGATTCCTGTGATGCCTGTGGCGGTACTGTTCCCTAACAAATGGGTCATCGCCGCATTGGCCATCCTCCCTGCCTCGTACATCACCGGCCTACTGTCGAAGGCAGAAGGGGAGTAGAACCACATGGCCTTCACTCGCAGGAAGGCGGTCCCCGTCACCACCGGTCACGACGAACCGGTGCAGAGCCTGGTCGCCTCAGCCGCCCGGATCACCAACCTGGACGGTCGGGGCTGGCCGGCGTACAAGTTCGGCGACATCACCTGGCAGACCGAAGCCTGGCGCCTCTACGACGTGATCGGCGAGCTGCACTTCCTGGCCAACTGGATCGGCTCGGCCCTGTCGCGAGTGCGACTGTACGTAGCCGAGGTCGACGACAACGGCCGTGTTCAGGGGGAGACCAAGGACAAGAAGGTCGCCGCCCTGGCCGACTCACTGCTGGGTGGACCGGCCCGGCGGCCGGAGCTGATCAAGGCGCTGGGCATCAACCTGACAATCGCCGGGGACGCCTACGTCATCGGCCGGGGCACGGATGACCCCAAGTCTGACGAGTGGTTCGTGCTGTCCTGCTCCGAGCTGAAGCGCTACGCCCGGACCGGGCGGGTGGAGATGACCAGCTACACCGGTGAGCCGGAGATCCTGGACCCCGAGACAGACATGATCATCCGCGTGTGGACTCCACACCCGCGCCGAACCTTGTGGGCCGACTCCCCCACCCGGGCCGCCATGCCGATGCTGTTCGAGATCGAACGGCTCACCCGGTACGTGTTCGCCCAGATCGACTCCCGGCTCATCTCGGCCGGCATCCTGCCCATCCCCAAGGAGACCTCGTTCCCCGACGAGGAAGGCCTGGAGACCAGCGGCGCCGAGGCACTGGGCCAGGCCATCCTGCGCTACGGCTCAGCCTCCCTGAAAGGGGAAGGTACCGCTGCCGGCGTGATGCCGGTGGTGGTGGAGATGCCGCTTGAGGCCCTGGGCAAGATCAATGTCGTGGAGTTCGGCTCCACGCTCAGCTCCCAGGCTCTGGATCTTCGAGCCGAGGCCATCCGTCGATTCGCCTTGAGCATGGATATTGACCCCTCCATCCTGTCCGGCGCCGGTGAAGCTAATCACTGGGGGGCATGGCAGATCATGGAGGGTCAGGTCAAGATCCACGTTGAGCCACTCATTGGTCGCGTGTGTGATGCCCTGACTCAGGCCTATCTTGTGGCCGCACTCAAGTCCATCAAGAAGGACCCCAACAAGTACGTCCTCTGGTACGACACCGCACCTTTGACTGTGCGACCCGAGCGCCTCAAAGACACCCGGGAAATGTACGACGCCAACCTGGTGTCGGCCGCTGCCGTGCGCCTGTCCGGTGACTACAAGGACTCCGACGCCCCCTCCGACGAGGAGCGGGCTCAGAAGTTCGTCCGCGAACTGATGCTGCGCGACCCCAACCTGTTCCAGATCCCAGCGGTACGCAACCTTGCCGGGTTCAGTGACGCACTCCTGCCTCCCGATAAAGTGTTCCCGCCACAAGGGAGTGGCCCAGGTGGCGGAGGGGCTGGGCCTCCTCCGCCACCGCCACCCCCCACCGGCATCAGTGACACCACGGCGGGCCCCATTCCGCAGGACAGCGTGGCGCAGAACGCCCCCGGCGGACCGCCCGCAGGACCACCGGCCGGCATCACAGCCAGCACCACGGTGACCCCGCTGAACCTGTTCGTCATCGCCAACGCCACCGTGCTGCGCGCCCTGGAGCTGGCCGGGAAACGGCTGGCCGGCAACGACCGACAGCAGTTCGCCTGCTCTCCGTACGAGTTGCATACCCGCATCCCGGTGGCCGGCGAGGACAAGGCCAAGAAGCTGCTCAACGGGGTGTGGGAACACCTCGCGGTCCTCGCCGAGCAGGTGGACCCGACGCTGGACGTGACCCAGCTGCAGTTGGCCTTGGACGGGTACTGCACCGCTCTTCTGACCCACGGCAAGGCGCATCACGTCGTGCTGCTTCGGGAGTACCTGACCCGGTCGGGGATCCTTCATGGGGCGCAGTGAGGATGAGGCTCGACTGACCCAGCTGGTGGGTGGATCACTGCGGTCCTGGTTGGCCAAAGCCAAGTCGGCAGTGATGAAGCCGTTCCAGCCGGACCCTACTCAGATCTACGGTCTGCAGGGTGCGTGGGACTCCGAAGTGGACACCATCCTCACCGAGATCGGCAAGATTGGCTTGGGGGCGTGGAGTGAGGCGACCGGAGTACCGCCGGTGTCCCGGCACTCGTTCATCGTTGCGTATCTATCGGACGTCCGGAGCCTCTTGGTACGGATCCCCGATGAGGTGGCGAACCTGGTGTTCGCGGAGATCACCGATGGCGTGAACGCCGGGGAGACTCGCGACCAGATCGCGGCCCGGATTGATAAGGTGCTCAGTTACACAGGGTCGGAACGGTGGCCAAATCGAGCAAGAACCATTGCTCAAACGGAAACGACTCGGGCGCGCGCGGCAGGGACCATGGGCGCTGGGATTGAACAGAGCAGAGTGTCCGGCAAGCAGCTATCAAAGCGCTGGGTAAGCCGTCATGATAACGACGTGCGGACTGATCATCGAGAGGTAGACGGGAAGACGGTGCCCGTGTGGATGCCGTTCCAGGTCGGCCTGTCCTCGATGCAGTTCCCTGGTGACCCAACGGCCCCTCCGGGAGAAGTGATCAACTGTCGCTGCAGTCTGGTGATCGGAGATAGC